TACAGTTGCCAGAGGAAGATCACTTCTTGGAGAAAGAGGCGAAGAGCTAGACACAATCGTAGTTCACCCATCTGTTGCTTACTACCTATATCAGGTTGGTATGTTAACTTTCTCTACTTCTGCACTATCTACTGGAACTGGTATCCAGTGGGGTGGCGGTGGTGTTGGCATTACTGATAGATCAGTGGGCCAATTTGCTGGTATGAACGTAGTTGTTGATTCTTCAGTTAACTCTGTAGTTCCTGGTTCAAGTGGACATATTAAGGAGTTCTACTGCTACTTAATCAAGTCTGGAACAATCCTTGAGGGTGTTCAGCAAGACTTAGCTATTGAAGCAGAAAGAAACGTACTTTCTAAGCAGGATGTTATCTCAGTTGATTATCACAGTACTTATCACATCATGGGTACTAAGTGGAATGATGCTGGTGACAACCCAACAAACTCTGACTTAGGAGCACAAGCTAAGTGGGCATTAACATACGATGCTGACTTAATTCCTATTGTTCAGTTAACAGTTAACACACCACTTGATAATACAACTCTTTAATAGATAACATTAAATTGTGGTCATCAAACCTCACTAATTATTGGTGGGGTTTTTTCTTTACGCTACAATAAAACTAAATTACTTTATCAATTGTGGCAGCAACTATAAATGCAACTATAAAAGATGCTAACGCTAATAGCTATGTCACATTGACAGAAGCTAATGATTATTTTGATACTTCCCCAGATTCTTCGACTTGGACAAATAAAACAGATGATCAGAAGAAGAGGGCATTAATATCAGCAACTAGATGGATCGATACTTTAGTATTTTATGGAGACAGATGTGATGATGGACAAGCATTGAAATTTCCTAGAACAAATTATCAAGTAGATGGAGTTGAGTTAGCCTGTACTGCAATACCAAACAATATTAAATATGCACAATATGAACTAGCTAGAGCTTTAGCAAATGATACTGATGCTATTACTGGTACTACTGGAAAAGATGGTAACTTTGAAGAAGTTAAGTTAGGAGATATTCAAGTTAAGTACAATACTGCAAGTCAGGGTACTGGATCTATAAATAATATTCTTGATGTTTACCCATGGCTACAAAGTTATCTTGGAGCCTATATGCTTGGTGGAGCAGGTAGTTTTCAACTTAGGGTGGTAAGAGGATAATGGCAGGTCAACTAGATTCATTATTGGCAAGCGTAGCAAAACAGGTTGTAGCTGATCTTGGAAGTTCTCTTGACACAACTATTACTTATACAAAGAAAGCTTCAGGGGTTTACAACACTAGCACTGGTGCTTATACAACAACAGACACTAGCTATAGCATTAAGGTTCCTATTGAGTTTGTAAAGTCAGAGGAAGATGAAGGTAAAGAGATGAGAAATGCAAAACTATACATAACTCCTGATTTAATAGGAGATAATCAGGTTGATTTTGATGACGAAATTACATTAAGTTATGCAGGATCTAATGTAACTGCAAAAATTTACGATATTGATACAAGAAAGGGTGGGCAAGTTTATCTTTATACAGTGTTGGTACGATTCTAATGGCTAAAAGCAAAAAATTATTAAAAAGTGATCCTGTAGCTGATCTTGAAGCTCAAATAAATGCAGATTTTAATACAGTAATAAGAAAAGCACACGCTAGTCTTTCTACTAAAACATATAGTCCAGTTTATACAGGTTTTTTTGCTTCAAGTTGGAAGGTTGCAAATAGTCCTATACAAGCAACACAAAAAGTAGAAAACTTTAAACCTTGGGCTGACATAGCAAAAGAAGGTAAGAAAAAAAGACCAACTCCAAAAGTAAAAAAAGGTGGCCGTTTTCCAGTAAAAAGAACTTTTAACATAAATAAAAGTGTTTACATTGGTAATAGAGCTAAATATGCTAAATATGCTTTAGAGGGGGGTAAGATTCAATATTTTGTTCAAGGTCGTTTAGCTAAAATAATACGAGATAATATGAAGGAGAAAAAAGGTAAGCTATTCTTATTAGGTGCACCAAATGTTGACGGTAAAGGAACAACAGGAGGTTTTGGTAACTTAGCTCCTGGTATCGGTTATTCTGACGTACTTTAATTATGACTTTAGTAAAAACAAGAGCAGCATTTGAAAAAGCAGTTACAGATGCAGTTGTAGCTGCTGATAATACTGTTTCTGTAGTTTATGACAATGTTAGTTTTGTTACTCCTGGTAAAGCCGAAAAATATGTAACCATGACTGTAAATTTTGGACAATCTACAGTATTAATTCAAGGGGCTTCAGTAGATTATTATTCAGGAGTAGTCCAATGTAATGTTTACGTTCCAAAAAATGCAGGGACTTCAGTTTTATCTGCTATATGTGAATCTGTTATTACAGGTCTGAAGTCTGTTAATGCTTCTAATTATACAGATACATTTAGTGTTTCACCTAGGACTTTGGATATTAATGGTCCTAATGTTTTAGAAATTGAAGATAGAAGTCATTTTGTTGGTGTAATATCTTGCCAATTTTCTACTAATGCCTAGTATAATAGAATAGCATTGTATTATTGATGACTAGAGCAATTGAACTTTTGAAGAGTAGTTTTGGTGTAAGTCAACTATATCAACATGATGTTAAAAAAGACGATAAACTTATTTTTAGTGTTTATTGGCATCCACTTACTATTGCTGAAAGAGAATTAATAACAAAAAAATCAAATAGTGATGATCCTAATGATTTTGCATTATCTTTAATGATTACAAAAGCATTAGATAAAAATGGAGATAGGCTTTTTCAAGATGGTGATAAAGCATCTCTAAGAAGAGAAGTTGAAGCAAATATTTTACAAGAGATACAATTAGCAATGATAGAAGCTGGTCAGACAAAGGGGGTAGAAGAGGCTAAAGCCGAATTAAAAAGCTGATAATCAATGGAAATTTATTTTTTCATTAGCTAAAGAGTTAGGAAAAACTGTTGCTGAATTAACAGCAACTTTAACTGTTGAAGAGATGATTGGTTGGGCTGCTTTTTCAGAGCTTGAACATGAAGAATTTAAAAAAGAACAAGAGAAAATGCAAAGAGGTAGTGCTTTAAAGAGTAGAAAAAGGTAAGATAGAGAAAATGTTTTAATTTTTATAAGAGTGGCTGATTATAGCGTTGACATTAAACTTGCTGTTGCTGGAGCCAAACAATTAAAAGCTGCTCGTGCAGAAACTACCGCTTTAAGCAAAGAAATAAATACTCTTAATAAATTAGCTAATAAACAAAGTAAAACATTACCAAATTCTTTCAATACTTTAAATAAAGTTTTAGGTCAGGCAAAAGGCAACTTAAATAAAGTCGCATTAGGTACAGAAAGATACTTTCGAGCTATAGGTGATGTTATAGATAAAGAAAAAAGAGTAAATCAAGCAATAAGGAGACAGGCAACTGATTTGAAAGTAGTACAAAGATTAAAAACTAAAGGTTTAGAAATAAATACTAAAAATATACAACTGGTACGAAAAGAATTAGCAGATGAAATAAAATTAGCTCGTGCCAAGGAAAGAACTGCAAAGGCGAATAGAGCAAAAGGCAAGTCAGCAATGATGGCGAGGGGTATGGGTGGCAATTTACAAAACGCTATAGGTAGTGGAATTATTGGTGGTGGTTTTCCTTTACTTTTTGGACAAGGGCCAACGGCAGCTTTAGGAGGTGGTATTGGTGGATTAGCTGGTGGATTAATCGGAGGTCAAATGGGATTTGCACTTTCCATAGCTGGTACTACTATTGGAGGGGCTTTAGATGATTTAGCCAATGCTTTAGCAAAGCCTACAGAGAATATAGAAAACCTTGTAGATAAATTTGGATTAGCAGGAACAGAGACAGGAGATTTAGCTTTAGAGCTGGAAGAGCTTGGTTTAAAATCGGCTGCTGCTGCTTTATTGCTTGAGAAAGGGAGAAAAGAGTTTGGATTATCTTCAGAAGAAATAGAAGAAAATACAAAAAAAATGACTGACTTTAAAAATGAAATTAATAAATTTGGAACAGCATTAACTTTATTAATGTCTAAAACTTTAGGCCCATTAATTACAGAAATAAATAATCTTATTGAAGGTAAAAAACCAAAGGGAATTTCGAGAGGGGTCACAGGTGCGATAGATTTTTTTACTGCTAATATGTTTGATCTTGATAAAAGAGGTGGAATACTGGATGAAGGTATTGGAAAAAAAGCAGCTAACACAATATTATTTGGACCAGGAGGTGATCCAACTAAGCCTAAACGTTTAATGGGTAATATTTCTGCTGCTGAAGGTGAAGCAGTAATTGGAGGAGTAAAATTAAATCCTAATTTTGGAAAGAAATCTGATATTAAAATAGATACAAGATCTGATACAGAAAAACAACTAGAACTTTTAAAAGAGCAAGCAAAGTTCGAACAAAATATAGCTCCAATACAACAACGTTTAGAAATAGAGAAAAATAGATTTAAATTAAATTCTGCTGAAATAAATGTATTAAAAGAAGAAAACAAATTAACCAGTTTAAGAACGAAGCTTGGAATACAAGAACAACAATTAGTGTTATTTCCAAACGATCTTAAGTTGAAGGATAAAATAGAAATATTGAAAACTGAAGTAAGTTTACAAAGGCAAATTCTTGAAAATGCACAGATACTAGCAGATCCTATACAAGCTCAAACGATCCAGTTAGATCAACAAATGAGAGTACTGATGGATCGAGGTTCTCAAATAGTTGCTTTATCACAAACTATTTCACAATCATTTGAAAGATCCTTTATGGGTATTATTAACGGAACTATGAGTGTGAACGATGCGTTTAGAAATATGTTGGGTAGCATAGCAAATCATTTTGCTCAGACTGCTGCAAAAATGATGGCTAATCAATTACAACGAGGCTTATTAGGATTTTTAGGTAATACAGTACTTGGTGCATTTGGAGGAGGAGGAGGAGGAAGTGCTCCTTTTATTACAGACACATTTTTAGGTGGCGGTGGAAGCAAGTTTTTAGATTTTGCTCCTGCCTTAAAATTTGCAAACGGAGGGCGACCCCCTGTTGGTAAAGCTTCGATTGTAGGCGAAAGAGGCCCAGAACTTTTTGTTCCTAATACGGCAGGAACAATAGTTCCAAATCATGCTATGGGTGGCACAACTAATATAATAATAAATGTAGACGCATCTAGTTCTTCTTCTGATGGGGAACAAGGTCAAGCTAATGATATAGGAAATGCTTTCGCTGCTGCTATTCAAACTGAACTAATCAATCAAAAACGTCCTGGAGGGTTATTATCTAACGCATAATTATGGCAACTTTTCCTTCTATAACTCCAAGCTACGGAACACAAAAAAGAAGTATGCCTAATGTAATGGTAAATAAGTTTCAAGATGGATTTGAGCAACGTCAGATTATAGGTTTAGCAGCAAATCAAAATGGTAAAGTTTATAGTCTTAAATTCAATAATATTTCAGAAACAGATGCAGATACTATTGAAACTTTTTTAGATGCTAGAGCAATAGATCAAGCTTCATTTACGTTTACACCCCCAGGGGAATCTGCATCGTCTAAATATGTCTGTGATAATTGGAATAAAACTATGAATTATCTAAATAGAGCTACAATATCAGCCACATTTAGGGAGGTATTTGAACCCTAATGGCTATACCAACAGATGAACTACAAAAAGTAAATCCTAGTGCCAAAATAGAACTTTTTGAAATACATTTAGTAGCTGCTTTGCATGGTAGTACTGATGTCAGTCGATTTCATAATGGAGTAAATATGAACAGTAATACTGATGTTGTATTTCAAGGAGCTACTTATACAAGAATACCAATCGAAGCAAATGGTTTTGAATATACTGCGACAAATAAAACAATACCAAGGCCAACTTTAAGAATCAGTAATTTATTTTCACAGGTAACAGTATTGATGATACAAGCAAACTTAACAACACCAAAAAATGATCTTAATGGAGCTAAATTTATTAGAAAAGTTACAATGATGAAATTTTTAGATAATTCAAATTTTTCAGGAGGCACTAATCCTTATGGAACGCCAGCTAATAATACTTATGATGACCAAACATTTTTTATTGACAGAAAAACTATAGAAAGTCCTGAATTTGTTGAATTTGAATTAGCAAGTGCGTTAGATTTAACGAATAGAAGAGCACCTAAACGAATTATTACTCGTAAAGATTTTCCTTCCGTTGGTACGTTCAGATGAACACTTGGCAAGAACAAGCATTACACCATGCTAAAACTGAATTTCCTCAAGAATCTTGTGGATTGGTTATTGAAGTAGATGATATAAAACAATACTATCCATGTAACAACTTGTCTGCTGAAGGTGTGAATAGTTTTATCATAGATCCTGAAGATTGGGTTAAAGCGGAAGATATTGGTTCTATCTTACATATTTGTCATTCGCATCCTAATGGTGATTTAACACCATCAGAAGAAGATATTAAAAGCTGTGATTATTTTGGTTTATCTTGGTTCATTTTTGACCCTACAAAGGACAAAGTGCAAGAATTAAAACCTAAAACAGAAAAACCTTTATTATCAAAAAATAAATTTATAGATAGAGAAAGAACGGAACAGGAAAAAGGCTTACGGAAGATTAAAGTTTATGGCAGATTAGCAGAATTAGTAGGCTGGCACGTTAATTATGCAGATGTTAAAAACATAAAAGAAGTTACAAAATATCTAGTATGTAATTATCCTAATGTTGAAGAATTTATAAATAAAGATTTAAATTTAATCAAAATAAATAATAAACCTATAGAAAATCAAGAAGATTTTAGTATGAATAGTGATGGTGACATAACAATTATTCCGATTGTTTCTGGTGCATTCTGGTTTATTCCAGCAATCTTAATCGGTGGAGGAACTGTTTTGGCAGGTACAACCTTAGCTTTGAATGTTGCTTGGGTAGCTACTTTAGCTTCGTCATTAGTAACTGTTGGTGTAAGTATGGCAGTACAGGGAGTTACAAATATGTTATTTCCGCAACAGCAACCTAACTTTGGAGATAGTTCGGGTGTTAGCGATATGGATGCTAGAGAAAACTATTCTTTCAACGGAATACAAAATGTTTCAAGATCTGGAGTCGCAATTCCATTAATATATGGGGAAGTCTTTACTGGATCTATAGTTGTAAGTTCTGGTACAGATACCGCCCCAGTGTTTAAGGACTAATTATGACCTTACCATCAAATGTTGCTGCTGATGCAAGTATAAATTACAACAAAAGTGTTAGCGAACCTGGTCAAACAAATATAAGAATAGTTGATTCTGAATTAAAAGATGGTGAAGTAGGCTCTAGACAATTTATTACTTTAGTTGATGTTATTTCAGAGGGAGAAATAGCAGGTTTTCCATCTGCTCTAGATGCTGGATTCACCCCTGGAACTCATGCTTATAATGTTGCATCATTAAAAGACATATTTTTAAATAATACACAAATTTTAAAAGGATCAGCACCAAGTACAAACCCTGAAGATTCTGATTTTAATTTTGGTAGTTCTCAAGCAAATAGACCTTACAAAATATCTCGCATAGGTACAGCAAATCAAACTAAAATACAAGGTTTGACTGAAACAGAAAGAGATAGGCAAATATCGGCAAATGTTACTTTTACAACTCCACAAACAGTAACAATTACAGATACATCTACTGAAGGAATCAGAGTAACAATAGGTTTTCCTGGATTACAAAAATTTGAAGATGATGGCAATATATCTGGAGTTAATGTTAAATATAAAATACAAGTTGCGGATCAAGCTTCAAATGTTTTAAAAATAATAGTACCTGCTAGTTCAATAGATTCTAGTACTCACGATCCAGAAAAAACAGTATCAGGTGGTGAAGTTGATGGTAAAAGCACCTCAGCATATTTTAAAGATCATATAATAATTTTACCTGAAACTTTACAGACTTCTGATTTCCCTTTAACTGTTACTGTTTCAAGACTTTCAGCAGATAGTACAGATACTAAAGTTATTGATACTTTTGAGTTAACTTCTATTACTGAATTAGTTTTTGATCCAAATAATTTTCCAAATACTGCCGTAAATGCTATACGTTTTGACGCTGAAGTATTCAGATCTATACCAACACGCACATATAGAGTTAGAGGGCGTAAAATTGCTATACCTCATAATGCAACGGTAAGAACAAATGGCTCTTTGTCGTTCTCTGGAACTTTCAATGGCACGTTAAAAACGGACGGTAGCGGTAATATTCAAAAAGAATATTGTAGCGATCCAGCTTGGGTTTTATATGACTTACTGACTGAATCTAGAGCAGGATTTGGAGATTTTGTCGATGGAACGCAGATAGATAAATACGCTTTTTATAATGCTTCAGTTTATAATTCAGAACTAATAAGTGATGGACTAGGGGGAACATCGCCTAGATTTGGATGTAATATTGTTATTCAAAATGAGACTGAAGCTTATACTTTATTGAATAAAATAGCTTCAATAATGAGAGCTACTTTATATCTTGATAATGGTTCTATATCATTAAGTCAAGATAGACCGACTGCAAGCACATATTTTTTCTCCTATGCAAATATTTTAGAAGGTGGTTTTGTTTATACAGGGGCTAGTCAAAGAACAAAAGATACAATTATAAATGTTAAATATTTTGATAATAATACCCGTCAATATGACTATGAAACAGTAGAAGATACAGCAGCAAATCAAAGTAAATACGGTGTCGTAGTAAGAACTATTGAAGCAATTGGATGTAGTGACAGAGCACAAGCTCGAAGAATGGGTTTATGGCATCTTTACACTCAAAATAATGAGACTGAAACAGTTGCATTTGCAACTACAGCAGATGCAGCAACATTGATAAGACCAGGGGCAATAATTTCTATAAGCGATCCAACGAGAAATTCAGTTAGAAGATCAGGTCGTATTAATACTGCTACAACAACTGTTGTAACTGTAGATAACACAACAGACTTGCCAACTGAAAAAGCTACTGGAGATAAGCTATCAGTAATCTTATCCGATGGATCGTTAGAAGTAGGTGTAATTTCTGATATAACTGGATCTGCGATTACAGTTAATAGCGTTACAAGAGCAGATGGAACCACTAACACTTCTTTCACTTCTGCACCGCCTAATAACAGCATTTGGTTATTTGAAAGAGCAACAACAGCGATAGAAGATTATAGAGTCCTATCAGTTAAAGAGGAAAATAATAGATACACAATTACAGCTATAGTTCATAATTCTACTAAATATGAATTTATAGAAGATGGAAAGGCTTTAACTATACCAGTTATTACAAATTTAATAGAGTTAAAAGATCCACCAATTAACCTAAGTGCGGAAGAAAGAATCATTGTCTTAGGAAATAGAGCAGTAAGTAAAGTAATTTTATCTTGGCAACCTAGGGCTGGTGTTACACAGTATTCTGTAAAATACACATTTAACGATGGAAATATAGTTACAAGAATAGTTACAAGCCCTGATTTTGAAATATTTGATAGTGAATTGGGTACGTACAAATTTGATGTTTATAGCTACAACTCTGTTGGTGAGCCAAGTACTGAACCATCTACCTTAACATTTCTTGCTCAAGGTAAAACGGCAGTCCCACTTGATCCTCAAAACTTAACTACTGAACCCGTTTCAGAAAATTTTATAAGATTAAGATTTGATCCATCTACTGATGTTGACGTAACTCATGGAGGCAATGTAGTTGTAAGACATACTTCCGATACAACAACCAATGCTACTTTTCAAAACTCTACTGAAATAATTCCAAGATTGCCAGGTAACGTAAGTGAAACACTCGTTCCAGCTTTAACTGGAACTTACAGTATAAAATTTCTTGATGACACTGGTAATCTCTCAACTAATGCTGCAAAAATTATTGTAACTAAACCAAATCCACAGCCACATCAAATAATACAGACAAAAAGAGAGGATCCTGCATTTACAGGAAAAAAAGTACGAACAGCTTTTAGTGACGAATTTAATGGATTAGTTTTAGATGGAACAGAATTTTTTGATAATGTTACGAGTGTAGGTTCAAGTCCTACAGAAGGTCTTACAAACTTTGACTTACTTTATGGTACGACACCATTACAATTCCGTGGGGGTGCTGCACATCTTGGATTTTATACTTTTACAGATGATTTAGATTTGGAATCTGTATTTAACTTATCTCTAGAAAGACATTTTAAAACAGCAGCACTAAACATATCTAACATTTGGGATTCAAGATTAACACTTGTAAATGATATGCCAGATTGGGATGGTACGTTAGCAGAAGATGTAAACGCAAAATTACTCGTAGCCACAACTCAAGGTGTACCTTCAACTACTTTAAATGCTTCTTATGCTCAATCACAAGATAAAATTACAATTACTAAAACAGGGCACGGAGCCAATGTAAATGATCAAATATTGTGTGATTTTTCACAGGGAAATGCAGTTAATGGTTTATTAAAAGTTACATCTGTTACTAACGACAATATAGTAGTTGTTGAAGCTGTGAGAGTAATAGCCCAATATACAATTTTAGACGCATCAACAGGAGCAATAAGATTTTTTACACAAGGAAATCATGGAGGTTTATCTGTGGGCGATACAGTTAGATTAGTCACTTTAACAGGTCAATTAGTATCTGGAGAGTATGTAGTAGGCAGTACTTTACCGTTAAATACTGTCGAAATTACAACATCGAGTAATAATGTTGTTACAGGAGGTGCTCTTGAATTTGTAAGGATAAAGGATTCTTCAGGTAATAATGTAACAACAAGCGGTAATTGTACTATTTCGGCTCCCTTTAGTCCTTTCAATACTTTTGCTAATGGAGAATATTCTGCAAGAGGTTTTAGATTTAGGGCAGAGTTAACTACTAATGATTCAGACCAAAATATTGAAATAGACGAATTAGGTTACACTGCGAGTATTAAAAGAAGAACTGAAACTGTCAATACAGTTATAGCAAGTCAATGTGGCACTACAAGTTCAGCTAAAACAGTTACCTTTGGTAATCCTTTTTTCACAGGAACTTCTGTAATAAACTCTTCGACTACAGCATTTCTTCCAACAATAGGTATTACTCTTGAAGGTGCGGTATCAGGTGACTATTTTAAAATTACTTCTATAACAGGTACGCAGTTTGTAATAGAAACGAGAGACTCAAGTAATGCTTTTAAAGATTTAAGTTTTAAATACACTGCTATTGGATTTGGTAAAGGCGTGTAAATGTGCTTTATTTTCTTTTATAAGCTATTCTATAACTATTGAAATACTTCTAAACCATGAGCCAAAATGATTTTGTAATTGATAATGGTACAGGATTTGCTGTAAGAGAAGATATTGAAGATGCGTTTCAAGCATTAGCAGGTTTTAATAGTGGCTCAAGTGAGCCTAGTACTAAATATACATATATGTTTTGGGCTGATACGGGAAGTAGTCCTTCTGTTATGAAAATATGGTCTGGATCGGCATGGATAGAGCTATTTCAACTTGATGGTACGATAACGCTAGAAGATGGTACTAATTCCGCACCAGGTTTGGCCTTTAGATCAGACCTAAATACTGGTTTAGCTAGATTAGGTGCAGATAAAATGTCATTAATAACTGGAGGTAGTAATAGATTAGTTATTGATGCAAATGGTTTGATTGGCATGGGTGTTGACGATCCAACAACCTTTAGTGCGGATGCCGATAATTTAGTTGTAGCTGGTAGTGCTGCTGCTGGTATCACAATAAAATCTTCAACATCAACAACTGGAAATCTTTTTTTTGCAGATGGAACCTCAGGTAATGAAAGATTTAGAGGGTATGTATTATACGAACACAATAATGATAAATTAGTTTTTGGATCGCAAGGTACAGCAATCATATCTGCACAATATAATCCAAGTGACCTAGATCAAGTAAGGGTCGGGATAGGGCATACAGCACCAGACCAGCCTCTTCATGTAAAAACAGAAGGGGAAATAATGATAAAAGGTGAATCAACAGACAACGCTAATGCTTATGTTCAATTAGTTAATACAAATTCAGATGGAGCTTTTATAGGTTCTGAATTTTTAACAAGTGAAAGTGCAGGGATGAAGGATAATTTGAGTTTTTACGTTGATAATACCTCTGCTCAAGCAACTAGATTCATGCGGTTAAATTCCACTCATTTAGAAATGTTAAATGGTGCAAACATAAAACTCCCTGCCCTTTCTGGTATTGACTTTAGTGCTGATGGTAATACCAGTGGAGCGACTAGTGAACTATTTGATGATTATGAGCAAGGAACTTTTACGCCTGCAATGAATCAAGGTATTAATGTTAGCTCTTATAGTCAACAACATGGGTTTTATGTAAAAGTAGGTAATCTTGTACAAGTATCATTTAGAATCAGGCTAAGTGGAAGCGGAAGTAGCAATCATATAAGATTTCAAGGATTACCAATCAATTCAGCTAATTTAACTGGTTATAGTTCAGGTGGAATTGTAACCTACACAAGTGTTCCTGGTGTAAGTGGTAGTGGAACAATATCAGTTTGGATGGGTGGTAACAGTAGCCTTTGTGAACTATATAAAAATGGTAATACATCGGTTGTTACTGGTTCTGGTGGATTTACTGACAAAGAATTTTATGTAGTTATTACTTATAAATCTGATTAGACCGAGCTACGTCTTTAAACTAAGCCTAAACCTGTTTTAATCGGAGATTAATCCTAATGGCACTTACAGAGTCAATTGAATACGACAAAATAGAGGTCACAGGCACATATAAAGCGGTGCAAGTTCGCAAAGCAACAGTCATCAGAAAAGATGATGTTGAAATTACAAGGTCATTTCATAGATATGTACTTCAAGCTGGATCTTTAGATGATTCTGACAATTTTGTGGATAATCCATTAGATAAAGAATATGATGGAGTAACTGCAATACCAGATGAAGTAAAAAATATATGTAATGCAGTTTGGACTACTGATGTAAAAAATGCATACAAAGCATTTTTAATTGCTGATAAAGCAAACCGACCTGTTGGAGTTTAAATTATGTCAAAAAATCAAAAACGAATCGACCAACTGAATAAAGAAAAGTTAGAAGCTGTTGAAGAACATAATAAAATTATAGATAAAATTGAAGAATTAAATCTTGCAAAACAAGCATTTAAAATGAAAGCTTTTTCATGCGAAGAAAGAGTAAAAGAACTTCAACAGCAAAGTTTAGAACAGGCTGTTGATATTAATTAACTTTTTCTATTTGTCTAGTCATCATCCCACCTATAAGGTATAAAGGCCCAAGGGTGGGAATTATTATCAACATTGATATAATAAGCCCATGACTAATTGCCCTGATTATTGCCTGTTGAATCATGTTTCAAAAAATAGCTAATGTTTTAAGTATTATCTCATTTATAATGGTAGCTTCCATGAGTGGTGGAGCGTATTTTGGTTACAAGTATGTAACTTCAGAACAGTTTAAATCAAGAGTTATGAATGAGATTCTTGGAAATGTTCAAGGAATGATGCCAAAAATATTAGAAAAAGAATTACCTGATGTTACAGGAGAATCATTACCAATACCAAAAGGATTAGGAATTTGAACTGTTGGCATTGCAAAACTGAACTTATCTGGGGTGGAGATCATAGCTTAGATGAAGAAGATTATCCATTAAGATCTGGAGAGTACAGCATGATAACTAATTTATCCTGTCCTAAATGTAATTCTTTTGTAGAAGTTTACCTTCCTAGAAATGCCTACGATTGAAATACCTGATATAAGTATTCCTGAGATATACATTCCAGACGTTCCAGAAAATTATACTCCTCATTATTTAACTATTACAAAGCCACCAGATATTGATGTTCCTGGCTGTACTTATCAACATCGTGATATAAAAAATACTGGTAATCGTAATTTATTGTTGGAAGATCCAAATGGTGTATTTACAACGTGTGATTTTCCGTTCCCTAGTTTTATTCCTCTTGACTATACACCTGAGAATCTTGTCATTACAGAAGAAGCACCTGTCAATAATGAGCCATCGCCCTTACCAGAAACAGAGCAGCCAGATATTCCTCCACTACCTGATCCTCCCCCACCAGATTTTTCACCCTGCCCTGGTAAAAATGACCAAAGAGTAGGAGATTTTCGTAACGATAAAAAGCTAGAACGTGTTATCGGGCATGAAAGAGGGCAAGATGGGAGTGAGTGCATAACTCTTTATGAAACAGTTGAGTGGAAAGAACAATACATTCCATCTGCTCCACAGTTTGTTGGGGTTTTTAGCCTTGCTCTGGTTGGTGCTTCTGCTCCATTGGTGCTTCAGCTTGTACGTCCAATAGTTAAGCAAGCTGTTACCAAATTAACTAAAAAGAAGGTAAAATAATAATCCGTAGATGAGTTTTATACCCGTGACTTATCTACTGTAATTTGTGAGTATGTGGGATAACTTGATTTGGTGGAATATTAACAACAATATCTTCACAAGTAATAGCACTAGGAGTATTAGGTTTGAAGGTAACTCCATCTTTTGCCATCTTTGCACACATTTCCAAACGATATAAACTGATTTCCATTTTAGTTTTCTTTATCAGTAGCCTCTGAGCTTCAATATTTACTTGGGTCGCTTCATGGCAAAGTGCTGGTGACTTCCCTAGCGGAATATTAAATTGAGCAGATATTCCATAATTTAAATTAAAATTATCTTTTTCAAATCTTGGTATTTCAGAGTAGTACTTTATCTCTCCAGTATCTTCGTCATAGATGGGTGTCCTAGTAATGTATTTTTTGGGCCGTGCGAAAGACCAACTATCTGTTACATAAGGTGTAATTGTAAGGCTAGGAGAAGCACATACAATACCCTGACTCATTCTATAAGATGGCATAGCTGATGGAGTTATCATCGTTGCATTATTATTTACAACACCTTGAGCATTAGAACTAGGACTTGCAACTGTTGTATTCGCCAAAACCCTTGCAGGGCAAAGGATTATAGCTATTGTCCAAAGGTAGTTGTAGTTTCTGTAGTTGTGCTTGTATTTATTTGGCGAGTTATAGTTGTGGTCGTATCGAGTCCTGGAGTGATTAAAGTTTCTTGAAGAGAAAATGCTGCTCCATCGTTTACGATTCCCCAACGTGGTATAGCTTCTAAGTTTGGTGAAGTCCAACTAAAATTTACTCCCCCAACTGTTTGTTCATTCGTAGTCGTAGGAGTAGGGTTGATATATCCTGTTTCAGATTTGATATTATGTCCTGATGCTGAGTATGAGTATCCTGTCCGATATTGATGGCTCGTGATTGTTTCATTAATTATTGATTCAGATGTACTTGATGTTGTAGAACTTCCTGTACGAAACTGCGGAACTACAGGAACAGCAAGTGTTCTTATAGGTAATGTTAATAAAACTAGCAGCCAAAGTCTAGTCAATCGTAATAGTGACTTTAGTAGATCCTATGCAAGACGTACCCGATCCACCTGCGGTACAGGTATGAACTCCTGATGATAATGACGTAAGAGCTAGATTCCCCGCAGTTCCTCCAGAAGCTACAGTTGTTGTTCCACCTAATACTGGTAATGCTGCAATACCACTAGAAGGGGTGACAGTAGATGGTGTGGCGTCACCCATTATTACCGATTCAGTTTTTGAGAAGGCCGAGCCACTTGAGGTTACTGTAGTATCTGTCTGAATCATAGCTGGTACTCCATTACTAAGGCTGCCAACATTGATTCCACCAATCTTTCCTGATGTTGTGGTGTCTCCTACAGTTACAGATGGGGTTATATTGTTCCCGCTTAACGAGTAGGTTGTACCAACTTTTTGGGTAGTTACGAAGGGCATATCTACAGTTATCTGAGCAGATGTTACAAATTCTTGTTTAATATCTGCAAGTACAGGACTAGATGCCAGTAATAATAATGGAAGTAGCTTTTTCATTTTTTAGGTTTTGGGTCGATTACTTCAGCACCTTCTATTTTAATAGGTGTTACTACCCTTATAGTCTGAACCATACCATCTCCCATTGCAACTTTATCGTCTTTCTTACTACTTTTCTTTGATCCTTCAAGACCAAAAGTTGCTAATGCACCTGTAAGCAAACTTGCAGGGAAAGTTATATCCTTGGGTTCTGAACTGTATCCTGGAATTGATATGTAGTTGAGAGTTACTATAAATCCACTCCAAACAACAACACCTAATCTGACAAACAAGCTTATGATTGCAAGTTGTTCTTCTTTGTCATCTAAACCTTCTTTGAGTTTTTGAAAAGCATTTTTCTTTTTTTCTTCAGCCATAACAAAAAATTTTAGTCATACTAAACATAACTATAGCTTAAATTTATGCCTGAGATATATGCAGCCTTAATAGGAGCAGCAGCTACGGCCTTTGTCATGGTTCTATCCAACATAAGTAGTAGAAGAGACAGAGATATTGTTGAACTGTTTAGCCGAATAAATAGATTAGAAAGAGCCGTAAGTCGCATGGAAGGTCAAAAGGACTAATCTTTGGTATGTTTGGGTAAGAACATATATCTTTTTTATGTATAAAATTTTAAAACCAATCTTAATGACCTTTTTAACGACAACTGCTGTTAAAAGGTTAGTTATAGATTTATTGAAATCAATTGCAAAGCAAACTACAAATACTTTGGATGATAAAGCGGTTGAAATTTTAGAACAACAACTTTTTCCTACAACATGAAAATAACTAAATTTCTCAACATTGATATAGAACCAGCACCTCCAGAATTGCAACTAGAAATTGAAATGCAATGTAGAGATATTATGAAAGCTAATGATATAGATAATGTAAAAAGGTATTGCACACATATGGTTAGGAAAAAGTTTGATCAGGATATATTTATGGCTTCATTATTGAATAGACTTATTGAATTAGAAGCTAGTCGTGTTGTAACAGAGATGAGAAAAGAAAAGCAAAAATCAACTAATCCGATAAAGAAGTTTTTTCGTATTCCTTGATTTCTTCATCAGTAAAATCTTTAACTAATAATTTATCAATCTTATCTAATTCATAATTAAACTTTAATATTGCAGTTCTTATATGTTCTGTAACCCAACGACCCTCTTGATATACTACCTGAGCTTTACCATTCTCTTTTATAAAAACATAATGATCTTGTCCTTTCATTTGTATTTCTAGAAAATTCTTTTCTAGATTTTTACGTCTTATCTCCTTAAGTTTCCGTAACTTAAGAACAGACTTTCTAACTGATTTCATTGTTTAAATATAAGGCATAGTTTAAAATATATGCCTTTTGTAAATAATTTAAAACAGACCTTGTGAGTTAGTAACACCCTCTATTTTTTGTGGATTAATTTGACCAAAAAATCCGTTGCCGTCATCTGATTCCAACGCTTTAGCGTTGATGTATATACCTTCAGTTTTAACTGTCCCTTTTTCTTTCCCAAGATAAACTGACCCTCCAGCAGTTTTTGTATTTACTAAATTTTGAAAGTGATCCATGAGATGTGTAACTGATTCTGTTGGAATAAACAAACTTAGTTGAGGACCATATCTACCATCATTGACAGTAAATTTAACAGGTAATGGGAGTGCTGGATTAAATTCTTGTTGTTGATTAGCCATTGAAATAATTTTGTAAAACGTTTTTAATAAATTGATTGGGAGGAACATTATTGTCCTTGCAATAAGTTCTTATTTGTTTTGCAAGAAGATCATCAGTTCTGATTGAAAAGATGTTTCTGTTGTAATCTTTATGGCGATCTAGCTTGCGTTCTTGAAGTTGATTTAGAACTTGTTTCCCTGCAAATTCTGCTTCGTCTGTTGTCATAGAGTTGAATCAATTTCATTTATTAGAAGTGTAAGGGCTTTTCCTTGTTCAGCCGTTCTTATGTCATCGGGACCAATTCCTTCTGCTGTAATATCAAACATTTTTTTAAATTTATCTATTACAAAGTCTTTTTTATCAGGATATTGTTTTGATAAATTCATCATCTTAGTTACAACAGCATCTTTGGCATATTTGGATATAGGTTTACCATAGTTCTTATCTTCGATGGATTCAACAGGCTCTCCTTTATCATTAGGTTTGCTAGGAGTTCTTTTTATACGATCTTCCTTTTCTGGTAAAGCTTCTTCTTTCTTTGCATCTTCAATTTCAATCTGTGCCCATAACTCATAAGCTAGACCAAAGGTAAAACAAGCACAGGCACAAAGACATCTACGATGTGAATTTTGAAAGTTAACAGCAGAAATCGTTTTTAAAGGTCTGTTTGCGTTATCTGTAATAGCAAAAGGAAAAAGAGTAGTTTTGACACTTGTATCAATATGTTCAAAATATCCCATAAGAAATCCAGATCCATCGGGAGCTTGAAAAATATAAGATGATATACCTTCTTCAGAAGTGGATTTATCTAAACAGAACTGCCAACCTGGAGCGTGTTCTCTCAGTATCTGTGCAGTTTTAGCCCAAGCGACATAATCAAACTTCATCTTTTTATAGATGTCAGTGGTTTTGATTACCCCAGCTAAATTAGGCAGAGTTGTTGTGGTCATGTTTAATTAGTATTAGTAAACTAATAGTATACTAATCGTTAATAGAGGATATTGCAATATATGCTCCTGGTAATTCATCTTTATTTATATATCTCTTCTTTGTATTAAGTTCAACGACAAGAGAATCATCTTCTAATACACTTCCACCAGCACTAACAGACAATCCATCTAAAGTTGATCTAGACAGCTTATCGATGTCTCCATTACCTCTACTGATACAATATTTGGGTGCTGAAGGTTTCAATACATCTGCATTTTTCCCTGTTCCATAATGTGACTTAGGTCTAGGAAAAACAAACTCTATATCTGCCTTAACAGGTAAGTTTAATGCACCTGATGAATAACAATTTAATGCAGCTTCTTTTACATCAGTTCTCCAAGGTTTAACCTTCTTAGATGCTTCAATCATTGCACCCCAACGTGTAAGAGTTTTAGATCCTTGAGGAGCAGGGATTCCAACAACCCTAATTGTTATTTCATTCATGCTGCGTTTCCTAACACAAAAACTGGTTGATACCATCGCATTTTACGCTCCTTACGTTTAGCTCCTTTCAATACTGTATGCCAATGACCTCTTCGCCAATGTGGTCTTAACTTTCTTTTACTTCCACTAACAACCAAGAAGTCTTCATCTTGCTTTGGTTTTAGTTTGACAACCCTAGTTGTAAAATCTTTCCCCACCCAACAAATAGCTCTTGGTTTGATATCACTTTGTACTTTATATTTTTTCTGTAAAGGTACAATTTTTGATGGGATATATTCTTCGGTAATAATATCTGGCTGTTGATTCATTAGTAAAAGCAAATTTACAACTGTTTTAAAATGATCTTGTATTATATGATCTTCAACTTCTGTAAATTGCATTATTTTAAATATTTTTAGATTTTTCCAATTAAATGCGTAGTAATAAATTTTATTTGGTTCTATGACAAAATTTACATATACATCAAATTTGTATTTTGGATTAATCAACATATCTTTTGCATCATTTATACCCCATTTATGACATTCAATAAATGAATATTTGATCTCATTTATTTTGTTTGAATGCAATAAAAAAAAACTTGGGTTAACTATATTTGGACTTTCTGTAAGTTCAAGATTATCAATATTAGTATTAATTAATGAATTACATAAATCATCCTTTAAATAATAAGCAGGAGAATCATAGATGTATTGTTTACTCCTGTGTTTACAGTTGATATGCTCTCTTGCCAAATCCTGCCAGGAATAAAAATTCTGAGGTGATTTGTATTTATATAAGAATTGCCCTCTAGTGATTTTTGGCTTTGATTCAATTACAACTTCTTTGACTTTACTTTCTTCTTTTTTACGTCTTTCTGCAAAAGCAGAACTAATATCTGCTCTTCTTTGTTTATTATTAAACTTTGGTAATTTACTTGGATCATTAACAGTAACCCATCTATCACCGATTTTCATATGAAGAGTACCAGTATTTGGATGAATCCATAAGTCTCCTTCCTTTGCATCACCTCTGCGTTCAACTATCTTTCTTTCATTAGTTTCTTCTTCTGAGGCTATGCTACTCAATGTGTTATCAGATGTATTAAAAAATAACTGTCCTTCTTTTTCATCTTTTGAGTCTTTTTCAGTATCACTACTTAGAGTTCCTCCACGTTGTTTATATTCTTTCAATATCCAATTATTTTTTGCAACTATGGGATACTTTCTATGAAATCTTTTGGTTGCTTCATCTCTAATAGTTTTATATAGTTGAAAATCATGAAATCTTGTCCTTAATCTTCTTTCTTTTACTTGTTCATCAACATTATCCTCAACAAATAAACCACCTCTTTTTTTATATTCTTTTCTAATCCATGCATTCGCATGAGCAGATGGATAAATTTGAAATTTTTCTTTAGCCAAATTTCTTATTCTGCGTAAAAGTTTTTTATTTGCACACCTACCTTTAAAAGTTTTTGCATCAAGTTCTAATCTTCTTCTCTCTTCAGTGCTCATTTTATAATTTAAATTATATTTATTTTTTTCTTTAGTTTTTGCTGCATAATAATTATCTAATCTTTTTTTATATTCTTCTTTAGGTAATAAATTTCCATGTTCAAATTTAGCTGGTTTAGACATCTTTAATTAAATAATGGATATATTTATATATAACTATATATCTTATTATATTATTTTTCAAGTGTTCTTATTCTTTGTTTGATATTCCAATCTCTTACTATATATTCTTTAAGAGTCAGTTTTTTTTGATACCACAACCATTCATTATCTGCCTGTTCTTTCCATAGTTTTTTTACTAAATACTTTTTTCTTTCTTCTAGTTCTTTATAAAAACATTTCATAAATTAACACCCCATTTTCTTCTTAGCTTAGAGTTTAATTGTTTTCTTTTCTGTCTTTTCAAACTTAAATAAGTGTCATTCAGTTCATCAATCAAGTGACTAAAGTCTCCTTGCGATGACATTTCTAATGACCTTTCAAAGTTAACAATTGAAGCTTTTATTAGCTCTAGATCTCTACCTGAGACATCAAGTATATATCTCATTCAAAGCACCTTTGATAGTTGTGCTTTTTGCCATTCATTAAGAACATTTATCATTTTTTGTATTAGTTCATCTGGAACTGCCCGATCAGTTACAACTTTATCTTGTAATTCCAGTAAATGAAAACTTATACAAGCGATCTCGTCTTGTGAGAAATATTTTACGTTATCTATATTTTCTGGATCATAATCCGTCCTACCATAATTACCAGCACTTATTTGTTTGTCTAATTCTGCTTCATCCCAATCTGAAATTAAAAGTAGTAACTCTCTAATTCGATTTCGTGCAGCTTTTTTTCTTTCTTCATATTTCATTAAAACAACTCCTGTTTAGCTTCAAACTTTTCCCATGCCTCCTGCCAAGCATCCTTACATCTCTGCACAGGTTGATCTTCATTTAACATACATTTCCCCTTATATGCCCAGATAGTATTACAGATATCTGGCTCTATATCACAATTTAGTTTCAACATTTCGATGTAGCAACCTAATTGTTTATCTGTTCTGTAAGGTTCTCTCCAACCTGTACGCTTTTTAAAATCATATGTTGTATTGCCTTTAGTTTTAAGATCAATCAATCTAATCTTCTTAGCTTTAGTGTCATACCCAATAAGATCAAGTTGACCTCCTACATCTTTAACAGGGTTAGACATCATATATTCAACACCCATAGGTTCAAAATGTGTGAATAGTTCTAGTTCAAACAATGGGATAGCCCATTCTTCATAATCACCCATATCGATATCATCACTACCTAACATTTTCTGTTCTAAGCAGTAATGAACAGTTTCTCCTCTTGGTTGCCAGATATGTCTTGTATGTTCAATGTTTTCTTTTGCTTTATCATCTAGTTCATTACAAACCTGAGTAGTTGAATACTTCAACCATTTATTTGATTTTTCACAATAGTATTTGTGTTCACGTTCACTTCTGAAGACAGCAAGTTTAGGAAGTTTTTGAATAGTTTTCATGTTTAATTAAAAATAAGTTGGGTAATCTTTGGGGTTGGTTAGTTCTACTTTCTCTTCTGGTGGAGGTGGGATAGGTTCTTTAATCCTAGCAAGGTTTTTATACTCGACACCTTGATAACCTTGAGGGAAAGCAGGGTTCCCTTTGCAGTTATTAACCACTTCTACCCAACCTGGGGGAGGTGTATCTAAATCTTCAAGAGTAAACTTACCTCTTTTGATTGCATCTTTAAGAGTTTTGATAACAGATATGTCAAATAGTTTTTCCATTATGTTTTTTCCTCCAAGTTATATTGTTTTAATTGATCTCCATATTTATCAATAACTAATAATCTTACAGTTTCAGGTATCGTTACATATTCTGGTATTGGATCAAATATATTTTCAATTGTTGAGATTGCACCATATGCTTTACCATCATCTTTTACCCAAGTTACGTTAACCAAAGGTTTTTCTGGATGAATACCACTTCCTTTGTTAAAAAAGAAACCAGCTTCCATTAGCTCTATTAATACTTCCATTATTGAATCTCCAATGCTAATAATCTTTGGACGATATCTAAATTTATTTCTTTTTGTGCTTGCATTAATTTGCTGATATCTTGTTGGCATTTGTTAATTGCATCAATACTTTCAACAGCTTTTAAATGCATGATTTTATTATTATCATGAGCTATGCAAAGTTCTTTGTAACCTTTTTCAAGATCAAGTATTTTGTTTTTTAATTCTTGTAAATCCATTATTGAAAACCTCCTTTTGCTGTAAATACTCTTGATGCAGGGTGATTATTTTTTGGTTCTTCTGGTTTGTAACCCTTCTTAAGTGGAAATATATCCTTCCAGCCATTGCTAATTGCCTTCTCAAGAGCTTCTTTCCTATCCTGTGATGGAAATGACCTAAGTGTTTTAAAGATGCGGTTAGCGACCTTTGTAGAGCAAACTCCACCTTTTTGTTTTCTTATAGGCCACCATTCAACAATAAGATCAGCATATTCTTTTAGATCATCAGGAATTAAATCAGGTGTAATTGTATTAAATCCAAAAACATCCATAGGTGTAAATATGTTTGGTTTAGCTTTCTTCTGCTTCATTCTCATTTCTTTTCTGAGAATTGTTCGGATGTATTGAGATTTTTTTAATTCTTCGCCTTTATTCTTTTCCAAAAAGTCATTCAACTCAGGATCAAGATAAACAGCGACTTTAATCTTATCGGACATTGGATACTTAGTGTACATTTTAGACACTAAAGGTATATTTATTATTTGTCAAGCAGTAATTTTAAAAATCCTTCTCTATATCCTTAATAATATATATTTAATATATATATATTATATATATAATATTTAATACACTTATAATATTTATATAATATTTATTTACTTAATATATATTTCTTTTTCTTTTGGTTCTTTTCTTTTTCTTTTTTTTGCCATTCATAGGATATATATTTATATATCATAATATGTTTAATTATATGAATCCTGGGGTATAATGATCTTAGTTGCTGCTCCTTTGATAGAAATGTTATTGATGACTCTAAATAACTTTATAATTTCATTCAAAGATGTATATGAGTTCCCATCGAGGATGTTTGAAGAGTCAAGGTTCATTTCATGACCTAATTATTCATTCATAAGCAATTAGTCACTAGCACACGAGTGACGATTCATAATAGAATACCTCAGGCTATCAGGTTTTACTTGATAGTCTTTTTATTTTGTGTTATATATATTTATATCTAATTGTATATCTCATGCCTCAAGGAAGACCTAAAACTGGTAATCATACCAAAATGATGATTAATTTTACTGAAGAAATAGCTAATGAACTTAAAAAAAGAAGTGAAATAGGTGGTTTACCTATTTCATATCAAGTAAGAACAGCAGTTCAAGAATATTTAGCTAGAAATTAAGTTTTAGAATATTTACCTTTTTCTATTAACCAATCAAATTTATTTATATGTCTTTCACAGTTTTGACATCTTTTTACAGTCCAAGATAGATGTCCTGTAGTTGTTATAAAATCACATTTAGGACATTTAATTGTAGCTCCAGAATATCTTTTACATCTGGAGTAACGTGTAATAGGTACGAATTCAGTCATAATTTATCATGCCATTTAGTACCAAAACTACTCATCATATCTTCATCACTAGGCTCATAATCCTCATATGGTGATGGATCTTCATATAGATCTTTATTAAGATCCCACCAATCATCTATTAAACTTTTATCGTTTATCAAGCTATAACCTTCATCTGATTCTGAACATATATCAGCATAATATTCAATAAAATCATTTAAAAATTCTGATTTTAAATTAAATTCTTGTGCTATTTCTTTAGCTTTATCTTCACAATGTTCATAAAATTGTTCAGATAAATAATTTTCATCATTTTGAGACATAACTTGATCTGGTAATGGGTTGTCAATCATTTTTCAATTCCTCCAATAGTGCATCAACTTCTTCGGCACATTCTCCGCACCTCCAACCTTCATATTCATCTGTATAAACTGGATATCTATTAAAACCTCTACCACTTCCAAGATGGCAAGATTTACCACAATCTACACAAATTCCAGAATCAAATAAATTTTTCATTGATCTCTATCCTCCCAGTTACAAGAAAAATCAGAATCTTCATAATTTTCTTCAGATATTTCATCTGTATCTGAATATTCCCAATCTCCTATATCATCAGTTGAAAAAATACCTCCATCAAACTTTCTAAAATTTGAACGGATATCATCTTCATCTATATCATCAGGAGTTTTGATACATAGATAGTGACTTGTCATTGATGTCACTTTTAATTTAAAGAATTTCATAGTTTTCGTTAGCGAATTTTCGTGTATGTTATTTTTTAATGAAGTATTTAAGTCTATCTTCATATTTTTCGATATTGTTTAAAATTTCAATATCTTCGTTTTGCTCGTAATCATCACAATACTTATCGTATTGCTCCATATTACGATTAAACATTCTCTCTACAAGATCTTGTTTTATTTGATATTCAGATACTATTTCTAACTTTTGCTCTTCATCCCATCGAACTATATCAGGTTCATTAATAACTTCATCATACCAACCATAAAAAGTTGATTTATGAACGTCATCAAATTCTCTCATACATCTTTTAACTACTTGATTCCTATTGAGTTTTTTAACTCTAATAAGTTCTTTCATTCTTTCTCTACAGGATTCTTTATTAGGGTTTTCTTTTACCATTTTTTTATTTCCATAATTTTGAATGAGATATATACCAAACAATGTTTTGTAGTTTGGTTATATCTTTTTTATTTAGTTTTATATCTAAATTTCCTATAGATTTTGGTAAATCATTATTCCATATAAGCAAATTAGTTGCTGCATCAAAGATTTTTGAGTAAATCTCTTGTTTATTTTTATTAGTCACTATTTAACCTCCTTAAGCTTGTCATACCTCTTAGATAAAACATCAACTATCCATCTTTGTTTTTTGGTTTGTTCATTCATGATTAATTAATTGTATAATTATATATTTTAGTATATACTATATTAGTAAACTAATCAAGCCTAATTCGCCTTTAATGTCTTTTATTAAAAATTTTATTCATAATCATGACATTCATGACAATAATCAGCTTCAAGCATTCATCAAGCATCAAAAGTTATCTCAAGTTGATGAGATAACCCCTAATAATAACGATATGCTTTATAAATTATTATTCTTATTACTTTTAAAATCTAAACAGTAACTAGTTTTTTATTTCTTTTTATTTCTCTTAATGCAATGGCACTAGGGGTGTTTTTCTCTTGTAACCCATGTAATAAAAGAGCAAAAGGACCATTTTCAAAACATAAACTATCATCTACGTCTATTTTTAACCCTAGTCTCTCAGCCTCTGCAACTGAAAATACCACCTTACTGTACCTAGTAAAATAACCTTCATTAATCAAATAATCATATCGACCGCCATAACTAGCAGTTAAATAAAAATTGTTAGGTAATAAAACTTTTAAAAAAAAGTCAAGTGATTTACTATAACAATAAAATTTTATATCTTTATTATACTTAGCTACATTTAACCAAGATTCTAAATATAAAGGATGATAAAAATCACCGCTTTCATGTATCCTAAATTTATTAATATTCTTTTTATTAGCTAATAAACTATCGTTTATAAGGTTAGATAACCCGTCAACGTCCCTTTTAACTACATAACTATGAATTAAATTATAGTTGTATCTACGACTATTAAACACGTTAGGATAGCGTAATTCTTCACTAGCGGCAAAGCAAGTAAATAAACTCTCATCACCCCTTTTTAACTCTCTTTTATTAGTCTTATCATTCATAATTGCAAAAGCTTTACAACTGTTAGCACCTGGGCATGTAATACCAGCTGGTAGAGATATTATTCCCGTAGTTTTTGGTAATTTTTTATTACCTTTTGACATTTTTAAAATATTCATTAATCATCACCCCTTTTAATATTCTTTTTTAATTCATTAAATTTTTTACTTTGATCAGGTGTTAAACCTGCAAAGTAATTTAAAAGATTATCATCATAATCTTTAAAAAGTTTTTTAAGTCTTTTATTCATTTTTTAATTAATAAAATAAGTTTTTAATTGAAAGTAAAAAAATACTTTCATAAAAGGATGTTTTAAACATCCCTTTAAGCTAGTATTATCTTTTAAGTTTTTTAACTTGTTTATAACTATCCTCTAAAATTTGATTTAATTTTTTACCACTAATAAAGCAATATCCATTAATTAAATCTTTATCTATATATTTATAGATTTTATTATTATCTATCATTTTATTTAATCCATATGATCATATTCTTTAATCTTGCCATCCCATCCATCGATTAATCCATGGTGCTTCATATAGCAATATTCCTTACCTATATCGTTTTTAAAGTGATGATCATCACCCCATGTATTTCGCTTTAATCTGAATTCTCCGCCATGAGTCTCAATAGGTATTACTTTTTTATCAATAACCCTAACTAGTGGGCATTCATAACCCTTTTGAAATCCCCATGCCTTACTATATTCAGTATTTAATCTCTGACTAGGTATTTCTTTAAACCATACATAGTGATCACTTAATCTGGTAACAACATAAAAAGAATTTCTTGTTGTATTCCATCCCCAGCGCATATGACATATACACCCTTCATAAAATTTAAAAGGTGTTTCTTCATTCATAGGAACTGTTTTAAGTTCGTTAATGAGTTTAGACTCATTAATAATTGCTTCATTCATTTTTTTAATTAATTAAAGTTTGAAAGTGAAACTATTTATAAAAAATAGTTTTTTAAAACTATCTATAATAGATAGCTTTAAGAAACTATTAATTAAATATCAATAGTTGTTTTATAATCTTCTATTTTTTTTAAAACATTTATTCTTGCTAAGTTAGCATTATGTTGACTTATCTTATAACCTCCATTGTTAAATTCTAATTTATCAAAATATATTAATACTTCATTCATAGTTTTAAATTGCTTAGTTTTATATATTTGATTATCTTTTATACATGCATATCTAATATTGAATACTCTATCTTTCTCTAAATATATTCTTTCATGTTCACTTATCCTTTTACTTGTATAAATTTCACTAGTTACAAAATAAGTTCCAGTATTTAATACTTTAAAAGGTTTTTCAATTCTACTCTTAAAACCTTCCATAACATCCTTATTAAAAAATAAAGGGAAATTTTTTTTAATTTTTCCTATAGTGTTAAATTTATTTTTCATTGTTTTTAAATTAATAAAGTGAATAAAAAAAACTAACCCTTAAGAGTTAGTTGTTATTGGATGGTTAACTGTTTCTTTACTTAATAAATCATTCTCTTTAATAGTGAATAATTTATCAAATATTCTATCCATATTTTTTCTATAAATTTCAGTTCCATATTTGTAATCTATAGAACTAAATACAACTTTTGTTAATTCGTTGTATTCTTTTGAATTTAAAAATTTGTTCATGAGTTTTAATTAAATAAAATTGTATAAGGATATATTTAATTATATACCCTTATTTTGTTTTTGGCTAGATTTGGTTTATCAATGTTTGAATTTTATTTGTTCTATCTTCTAATCTTGTTTTAAGAGTATTAGTAATAACTAAACCCTGCCAAGCAAGAATAAAAAAACAAATTAACATTAGTGATGTTCTCATGATTTTTAATTAATTTAGTGATGTTTAGTTTGAGTCGGCCTAGAAAGGCCTATTTTTTTTAAAAGGTGTTATAGCCCTAAGACTTATTAACACCTCTTAGAATTGATTTAAAGAGTACTAGAGGTTAATCATTTAGAATGATATCTAAAAAGTTTTCAACCCTCCAACGGTTTAACTCTTCTATCATGTCCCATTGATCAGAAAATACTTTTGAATCTCTTAAAAGTCTTAAGTATTTATTTTTAAATCTTTTACTTTCAACTTCTTCAAAGCCTATTTTAAGATGTTTTAAAATTACTTTGTTAGCTTCAGTAGACTTACAGACAGTGTGTGTGTCAATTACTGTATCCATGAGTTTAATTAGTATTCAGTTGTTTAGGTGCTAGATAAGTTTATTTCTTATCTATATTATTATTATAGCATAAAATATAAAAGTATACAACTATATAGATTAATATAGTAATAATGTTTACAAACTGTAACAATAGGGGTGGTGTAGCAAATGTTACACAAATATTTACATAGGCGGGGAACTTAAATATATTCTACAAATGTTTATTGCTTTGGTTCTATGCGAATTGCGAGTTCTGGAGCTTGGATGTTAACAGTTTCTACTGATTCACCAACTACTTTACCTAGGGAGTCTAATATTTGTGCTGCTGTTTGAAGTTGACCTTTTGATACAGCTTTGTTGAAAAGTCTCATACGCATAGCTTGTAAGCGTGGAATCATTTTATCTCTTTCTTTAAGCCAATCTTGATCATTCCATTCTTTAACTTTATTCCAATCAGCCCAACCTGTTGTTTCTGAAATACCTTCTCTATGAGAATGTTCTATTACTAGTTGTCTGGTAGTTTTACCTTCTAGCTGTTTTGAATATAAACGTTGGCAACGAGCTTCAATTACTGCTCTTGAGTTAGTACCTCCTGTATATTTTTGCACTCTAGGTTTACGTTGAGGAGCAGGAAGGTCGTAATTTAGGTTGTTAATGAAAGATTCAGCCACAGACTTAGTCTTTGAGGGGGTTAATATTCTGATGATAGCCTTAAAAGTATGAAATGCGAAAGAAAATGAGTAATATTATGAAAAAAAGGGTAATATGAGCTTGAATGAGATCAGTTTGAGGTATGCACAGGGGGAGGTGTTTAATAGTGAGAAGAGGTTTAGGGTGTTGGTTGCTGGAAGAAGGTTTGGAAAGAGTTATTTAAGTTGTATTGAACTGTTAAGAGGTGCTATCAATCGACCTGGAGAGGTTTATTTCTATTGTGCTCCTACTTATCGTATGGCAAAGGATATTGCATGGAAGGAATTGAAGAGATTAACACCTAACACATGGATAAAAGCTAAAAATGAGACAGATTTAAGGATTGATCTGATAAATGGATCAAGTATTGAGTTAAAGGGAACTGAAAATGCAATGGCATTGAGAGGTAGAAGTTTAGCTGGTGTTGTATTGGATGAAGCTGCGTTTATGGAACGTGATGTATGGGCAGAGGTTATCAGACCTGCTTTGGCTGACAAACAGGGTTGGGCACTTTTCATCTCAACACCTGATGGTACTGCCAGTTGGTTTTATGATATGTGGTGCTTTTGTGGTGAACAGGAGTGGGATGATTGGCAGAGGTGGAGTTTTACTACGATTGAAGGGGGTAATGTAAAAAAAGAGGAAGTTGAAGCTGCTAGATCACAATTAGATGGAAGAACTTTTAGACAGGAATTTGAAGCAAGTTTTGAGAACTTAACAGGTCTTGTTGCTGTTAGTTTTAGTGATGAGAATATTGATAAGGAAATAGCTGATTTACATATGCTTCCTTTGTTAATTGGATTGGATTTTAACGTGGACCCTATGGCAGGGATCTGTGCTGTAAAACACAATAATACACTATATGTCTTCGATGAGATTATGCTGACAGGTGGTGCTACCACTTGGGATTTTGCAGAGGAAGTTACTAGAAGATATGGGGTGGATCGAAGAATTATTGCCTGTCCTGACCCTACTGGTAGTGCAAGAAAAACAAGTGGGGTGGGAGTTACTGATCATACGATTCTTAGAAGGTCTGGTTTTACTGTTATGAGTCCTAGATCACCTTGGAGAATCAGAGATAAAATTACTGCCGTTAATACTGCTTTATATGATGCTGATGGAGAAAGAAGAACATTAATACATCCTAGATGTAAAGAATTGATAAAAGCACTTAGAACTCTGACTTATGCACCGAATACTGGACTGCCTAATAAGAATTTAGGTGTAGACCATGCTTTTGACGCATTTGGTTATCTTTGTTTACAACAATTTAATTTGGCAAAACCAGAGACATTAGGTCAAACTGCGTTTAGAATATACTAAGAACTACCTAATTCTTACTATGCCTTACCATACTGGAATGAAAAAAAAGAAAAAGAAGAAGAAGGGAGGTAAAAAGCGTAGTGAATGTTCCTGTAAATAAAACTCTTTACGCTAGAGTAAAAGCCGAAGCCAAGCGTAAGTTCAAGGTATATCCTAGTGCTTATGCAAATGCGTGGCTTGTACGAGAGTACAAGAAACGTGGTGGCACTTACCGAGTGGAGAAGAAACGTGGCAAAAAGTAGCCCAAATCCAAGAGCAAAGGGTGGTTTAACTCGTTGGTTTGAAGAAAACTGGGTTGATGTAAAAACTGGTAAACCTTGTGGCCGTAAAAAAGGCGAAAAAAGAGGCTATCCAGCTTGCCGACCTAGTAAACGTGTATCAAGTAAGACACCTAAGACTGTTGGAGAAATGACAGCTAGTGAAAAAGCACGTTTTAAACGTGAAAAAACTAGCAGTAAGAAGATAACATATCAACATAGACGTAAAAAAACCAAAAAAAGGAGTTAGAAATGGCAAAATCAGCGGCAATGAGTAGATGTTTAGGGTATATTTCTAGTGTAAGGAAGGGCAAAAAGAAAAAGTCCTCCAAAAAATCAACAAAATCTAAGAAAAAATGATTGAAATTACTGATGAGATGCTTGATGCTATTGAAGCAGTAAAAGGCAAACGTAATCCTGCACTCTGGGATAACAGATGTCAACAATATTTGCTAAATAGCAAGAAAGGTACTGTAAAAAAGTCAACAACAAGTTAAACTATTTATAAATACTCTTTTTTCTTTGGATCATGGCATTTTTTCGTGGAGAGGAAGGTTCTGTTAACTTTAAGAACGCTTCTGGTACTACTGAGGCAGTAGTTTCAACTACAGGTTGGACTTTAGATACTACAAAAGATACTTTAGATGTTACTGCTCATGGTGCTACATCTAGATCATTCGTTGGTGGACTTATTTCTGCATCTGGAACTGTTGATTTTTTATATACAGCAGCAAGTGGTAATGAAACTGCAAACTTATTAGCTGATGTTTTAACTACAGAAGATGCTGGCGATGCACAATTTGAATTATTTTTAGATACTTCTGGCACTAAAAAAGTAAGTTTTTCTGGAATTGTTACAGGAACAAGTTTATCTGCTACAACAGGCGATCTTGAAACTGTAAGTGTTAGCTTTATTTCTTCTGGTGCTATTACCAACGCTGCATAATGCCTAAAGGTTCTTATTCAGTTAAGCAACGTAGATTAGCTGCGCTTGCTCCACCACGGGATAAAATTACAGCTGCGGATCTTAAAAAGTTACGTTCTAAAACCCAAAAGAGAAAAAAGAAGTGAAACTTACCACTCGCCAAAAAAATCTATTAGAAAAACATTCTGAACATCATAGCGATAAGCATATGGAGTTTATGAAAAGGCGAATGAGAGCAGGAGATACTTTTACCCAAGCCCATAAAAAGGCACAAGCGAAGGTAGGAAAATGAGAAAACGTAAAGGAGTAAGTTTAACATTGGGTCGAGGGGAGAAGTCTCGCAAAGGGGGACTGACTGCAAAAGGTAGAGCAAAATATAACCGTGCCACTGGTAGTAATTTAAAAGCACCCGTTACTAAAAAATCAGGTCTTACTGAATCGGAAAAGAAAAGAAGAAAGAGTTTTTGTGCAAGAATGTCGGGTATGCCAGGTCCATTAAAAGATAAAAAAGGACGTCCTACTAGAAAGGCGTTAGCATTAAAACGTTGGAGGTGTTAAATGACTTACGCAATTCCTGGTCAAATTAGAACAAAAATTATTACCTCTACCACCGTTGGAGGTACTGATAGCCCTTTTACTCGTACAAGAGCAGTCTTGGATATGATGAAAGGTTGGGAAATAATGAAGGCTGTCACAGAAGGTACAGAGTATCTAAGAGAGAACTCTGAAGCATTCTTACCATTAGAACCAAGAGAAGATTATACAGCTTACATGGCAAGAGTAAATCGTGCTGTATTTTCTCCTTTTACACAAAGATTAATCAGAGCAGCTACAGGTCTTGTATTAAGAAAACCAATATCACTTATAGGTGATCCTTATTGGACAGAAACTTTTAAAATGGATGTCGATGGTTGTGGATCAGATTTAGATGAATATGCAAGAAGAATACTTATGTGTTCGCTTACTTATGGTCAAAGTCATATTCTTGTAGATTATCCTTCGCCATCTGGTGCTGTCAGTCTTGCAGAAGAACGTCAGCAAAACCGTAGGCCATATTGGATTGAAGTTGACCCTAATAATTTATATGGTTGGAGATTAGATAGGGAATCAAATTATGGGAACTTGATACAGGTGAGACTTGCAGAAAAAGCTGTATTGCCTGATGGAGATTTTGGAGAAAAAGTATTTGAACAGATAAGAGTAATCGAACCAGGTAACTATCGAGTGTTTCGTAAATTAGATCAGATTGATGAGATGTATGATGTGAATGATAATTCTTACGCTGGTGAATTTGATGCTCAGACTACAGGTGATGAATATAAAGAAGTTGAATCTGGTGACTTTTCTCTTGGTGAAATACCTTTAGTTACTATTTATTCTGGAAAAACAGAAAATTTAGTAAGTAAACCACCTTTACTTGATATTGCATATTTAAATCTTGCACATTTTCAAAGACAAGCTGATTTAATTCATAGTTTACACGTTGCATCTCAACCAATGCTTGTAATGGAAGGATATGATGATCAGACTAAGGATGTTGCTATTTCTGTTAACTATGCAATGGCAACTCAACCAGGTAATAAAGTTTATTATGTAGAACCAGCTTCTAGTGCTTTTGACGCTCAATCATCAGAAATAAAAGAATTACAGATGCAGATGGCAACATTAGGAATTAGTACATTATCACAACAGAAGTTTGTAGCTGAATCTGCTGATGCAAGAAGATTAGATAGAGTTGATACTAATTCTATGCTCGCTATGGTTTCTATGGAATTAGAACAAAAACTTCAAAAATGTTTTAATTTATCTGCTAATTATGTAGGTATTGAACCACCAGAAGTAAAGATTAGTAGAGACTTTGATATTGAAAGATTAATTGGACAGGATATTACAGCATTAACATCATTATTTGATCAACAAATTATAGATAGAGAAGAATTTAGAGATATTTTAGTGCAGGGAGAAGTATTACCTTCAGCGAATGAGGTCAAATCTGAATAGTTTGGTAAACTAAAGAGCAAGTATATAAATTACTATGACGAAATCTTTAGATAAGGTTCTTCAATCTGATGGATCTTATAAATGGGAGATGGTTGAATTTCAGCCAGAAGAAGCTGAAACTAAAACCACAACAGAAACTAAAAAGAAAGTTTCAAAAAAGAAAACTACTAGCCCACTATCTGACTAATTAATTCATGGCAATCGAAGAAAAAGTAATTCAGCCTGAGTCTGTGACCAACGCTGAACAGCCCGTGGCTGAAACTGCTTCACAACCAACTCAACCACAAGCTCCTAATTTAGATTCTGTAAAAGCAGAATATGAAAATCAATTATCTGCATTGCGAAAACAAGTAGCAGATGGAGAGGAAAAATTTAAAGGTATTAAAACCAAACTTGATGATGTTTACAAGCAAAAAGATCAGCAACGTAAACAGGAGTTAGAAGATCAAGGTCAATGGAAAACTCTTTGGGAAGAGGCAAATAAAACTGCTCAAGAAAGAGAACAACAAATTTCAACTTTGTCACAACAATTAGAAGATATGAAAACTTCTAATGAGATGGCTTCTACAAAACAAACAGCTTTAGCTGCTATTAGTAATTTAGGTGCTATTAATGCAGAGCAAACTCTGTCATTATTGCAAAGCAATTTACAAAGAAATGCTGATGGTAAAGTTGTTATTTTAAATGGTGGAGTTGAACAAGATTTAACTACATACTTAACAAGTCTTAAAAATCCTGGAAGTGGTTGGGAACATCATTTCAAGCCTAGTAGTGCTGCTGGAATGGGTGCAAAACCAACTCCTACATCAAACGTGGGTGGAGGGCAGGCAAATCCTTGGAAAACGGGCAATATAACTCAACAAATGCTAATATCAGAACAGAACCCTCAACTTGCAGTAGTGCTCAAGCAGGAGGCTCAAAAAAGTAGTTAATCTCTGTGAGATTAATGCCTTAGTCCGTGACTAGGGGATCGCAAAAACTTAAAAAA